GTTCCTTTGTGTCCAATGATAATAAGACGTTTTCTATGTTGAGGAACGCCGACCTCGGTTACATCAATTACCTTATAGGTAATTTTGTATCCTGTGCGTTCGAACAAATCTTTGATAATATCAATCACTGGACGTAGTGGCGCATCGGCAGGCTGTGCTGGATCTCTACCCTTACGGGCGAGAAGTCCCTTGACATTCTCACCAATAATCCATTCTGGTTCCGCTATACGGGCTGCGCGCGCAAATTCATAAACAAGTTCATTACGTTTATCATCAACACGTTTGGTGCCGGCATGGCTAAAGCCCTGGCAATTATGAACGATTGTATTATCTACAATATAACTATTATCTGTATCAACTTCAAAGTTATAGACAGGCACTGGAGTTGTTGGACGCACATGAATAGAAGACGGTTTCATCCATACATACTGTCCGTCGATAAATGATGACACATTGCGTTGTAGATCCATAATACCATTAACAACATATGTGTCTCGCTGATTGACTGTACGTCCTTGGATAATACACGTCTTAGGACGAATCGTCTTTTGAACGGATACAATATGTCCGAGTTTCAAATAAAGTCTCTGTAATCCTAGTGCTAGATTGTAAGATACAGTTGTAAAGCGTAATTCTCTTCCGTGGACACAACCATCGGCAGAATGATATCCTTTAACAAATTCCTGAATTAGATTTACCGGCGCATCCTGTACCCATTCTGGAATGAGTTTACCATTCGCATATTTTCCAAACTGTTTTAGAATTGTATACCATGCGAAATCTCCGCAGCCGTACTTATCAGCAGCACCCGTTGAACAATGCTTATCAGTTAGGGGGAGAATTTTTTGAAGTCTTGCGAGAATAGTCTCTTTATCCGAATTGTTAATGGCAAAACGAATTTTATGAGCATTGTTACCATTTACTTTCATAGTCTCTTCAATCCATCCATCGCCGATAAAGTATCCCATCATAAACCACTGATCTGGGTCATTTAATATGTAGATTAACTTATCTGTACGCGACTTATTCACTTGTTTATTTAGTGTAAATTCTGGCACAATTGATTTATTATTAATAACCATTCCAAAGTAATCATTTATTGTCAGCGTCTTCGCATTCTTCCACTGCGGCTCTTCAAAAGTATATGTGTATTTACGATTAATGTTATCCCATGTACGCACTTGCGTACGTACATAGAATGGATGCTCACCTGTAGCAGTAATTATGTCTGGATGATATTTAATACGAATATCGTATAGAGCCTGGTCATAAATCTTTTGCTGAAGATTTACAATCGGCTGAAACTTGCCTGTATGTGTTAGTAGTTTATTCTCTAAAGTAACTGATTCAATCGGCATATATCCCTTATCCGTTAGAACACGAGTACCTGCTACAAAGCAAGGAAATCCCGCAAAGATAAGACGAACTTTGCCTTTGTATTGCTGAAAGACTTGGTCCGGCACCTTTTTAATATCGGTCTTACCACTGGCAGGGTCCACGAGCATAACCGAGTGAGGAAAGACCGCCTTGTGCGTCTTGATTGCCGCCTCCTTGAATTCATTGAAGGCGATTACCTTGTAACCAGCACGCTCAATACCCAACGTATCGCCACCGGCACCGCTAAAGAGACTTATAGCATTCTTATTATCGCTAGTCGGCGGAGCGGTGGGTTTGGGCGGTTCAAGGGCGGCGAGGCGTGCTGTAATATCGGCCAACGCTGTCTGTAGTTCAACAATGGATGTATGGAGTGATTGAAGGGTCGGCTTCGGCATTTATTTAGGAAGTGGAATTTCTGCAGTGCCGGGAAAACGGGGTGCAGTGGCTGAAAATGTCCGGGAGGCCGACTGCACCAAGGTCAATTTTTGTAAGTTTTAAGCGGTATTTAAATCCAAATTTAGTCGCCCGTTTTGACAGTATAGAATGAGCTCCAAGCGTGACGTTGATGAAGTTGCCGAAGAGTTTGTTGACTTTGATAACATAGACTTCGGCCCCGATGCCTACGGTATTCTTATGAATATGGATTTCGGTGGTATGAATCTACCTGAAATCGTTGAAGAGCTCAAAGATAATTGTGACGACGCTGGCGCCACACGTACCGATATCTTTCTTATTCCTAGCCCAGATACCAAATGCTTAACACAGATTAATGTATTAGATGATGGTTGTGGAATGACCCCGAGACAACTCTTTAATGCGTGTCGTATCGCCGGTCAATCAAATCATAAAGCCGGTGATATTGGCAAATTCGGTATGGGTATGAAGAATGCCACAATGGCAGCGGGTCGTTTCATTACTATTTTCACCAAGACCGAATCAACCGGTGCTGTTGCCATAATCCTGGATACTGACAAAATGAAAATGGACCGTACTTTTCGTCCAACCCACTTTACCGATAAAGCGGTTGAACTCTCATGGAGTTTACCAACAGAGATATGGAGACGATTTTCTAGTATGGCTTCAGGTACCTTGATAAATATTCGCAATCTTAAAGATACTTATATGAGAAATGTAGCCGAAACCGCTAAAGAATTACAACGTGCCTTGAATTTAGCATACATATCATCAACGAAGAACACCGCCTATATTCATACTGGTACTTTACCAGGCAAAACATCCTTAACCATAAACCCCGTTGATACATTTTACCGTAACCGTCCTGACGCCCTAAAATACTGTGGTGAAACCACACTTCGTGTATACAAAGCAACCGGTGAAATCGGCATTCGTGTTTTAGAAGTGTTAGAAGGCCAGCGAGTAATAGGAATTAATAAAATGAATAATACCATTGAATGGGGAAAAGGAAATACCGAGAGCGGTCCATTATGTTACCGTCTTTGGATAGACCGTATTCGTACAAATTCTGGTAAAGATAAAATTGAGTACCGTCACGATTTATTAGACGAAATTCCAGATGATGATTACATAACAGTCAAAGTGAGATTCATTTCTCTTACAATTCAGGCGTTCAAAGAGGAGGGACTCAAAGGGTATTTCACCGAGTTAGACCAACACCGTCGTGGTATATACATGTATCGTGATAATCGTTTAGTCGCTCCTTGTTTAACATTGGGGGAGCCAATGGATGATAAATGTAATCGTCAGCGTATGGAGGTTATTTTTCCACCATCGCTTGATTTTGAGATGGGTGTCCGTACTCAAAAGCAACTTACAAATCACTTAAATTCTCAGGTAATATCGGACGCTCTTAGAGTTTTATGGCACCAGCAGAATATAGTATGCGTAAGAGCAAAAGATATGACCGGTACCGTTGATGAAGTTCCTGATGAAGTAGAAGATGTATTAGTGAATGTTCCAGTAGCAGTTCCACCTCAAAGAAAATTCAATAATAAACCAGCAAAACCAGAAGAACTTTATACAAACGAACTTATCTTAGAAACTCCTGAGCAGACAGCTATGATTGAAAGCGCCGCTGCGGCCGTTATCGCATCCGCAGCACCTGAGATTGTGGCAACTACACCAATGTTTACACAACGTGTGTATGGTGAATTTGCCAAAGAGATGCGTGCGCGTCTATTGAAAACAAATCCTAACTGGACTTCTCACGAAGTGATTAGTGAAATCGGTCGGTTGTGGGCCATCCATACACAAACACCAGATTATACAAGTGTTCCTGAGCCAGCGCCAGCACCAGCACCCGCTCCTTCTCGTTACGCCAGTACCGAAATCCCTTTACCTAATCCACTCTATTATAGTCCAACTAACTATCCTTTGTCGCCTCAAGCATTCACCGCTGCGAAGACAGAAGAAGTTCTAAATCAAAAATTAATAGAACCAACTCAGCAAAACTTTTTAGACCCTCCTCCTAGTAACGCTCGTTCCTACACAAAATACTCAGACGAGATTCGTCCTTGGATCATTAAAACCTATCCTGGTTGGTCGGTTGACCAAATCATAGCAGAGACCGCACGATTGTGGAAAATGCAACAAGAAAAAATAAAGTCAATCAAACAAGAAGTTGCGCCTACACCTCCACCTGTACCTCGTGCTCCTCCTTCTTTTGACCGCCGCTCCACCGCTCCACCTCCTCAATCGTCTCAAACAGTTATACGCGGACCTCGTAGTACGGATCCAGTGATTGCGGTAAATACGACAGCATCCGCTACGACTGCTTCATCCTCTTCTACTACAAGAGGTGCTCGTGCGGCGGCGGCAGCAGAAACTCTCGCTCGTACCCCAAAAATGCCACCTTTGCCACCAGGACCCTTTCCTAGTCGTGGACCTACAGCGAACGGTTCAGCCCGTGAGATTGATTGGACACAAGTTTTAACAAATTTACCTAAATCGCTACCATCAAATAAAAACGAAAAACATGTAGTTGAGGCAATAATGGGTGTGTGGAAAAATAATAACTCACAAAAAAATTGAAACCAAAAAGTACATTTAAAGTTTTCGTACCGCTTCGCTTAAAATGTCCTCCTTACTTGAATTCGCCATTGCTCGTTCCTCTTCTCCTTACGCTCGTCCTGTCGCACAACTTAAAATTGAGGATTTTAACATGGCGGTCATATTTGATAATGAAAATAAAAGTTATTTCATCGTAAATCCTTATGATTTAAACTCATATATTCGTATTCCTGATAATTTCACTATCGGGAATACAATCACTTGGTTCTATAATAGTTATTGTGCTCCATTGACCAACTTTGATTTAAATTATTTAATTCCGTCATTTACTTTACATAAGCGAGTTGGCAATAGATTATATCCTATGCGCACACTACATCGCCTAAATAGTCTCGGTGTGTTGAAGGCTAAATGGCACGAACTCAGTCCCAATCCAATTATCGGTAGCCTGAATTTCAAACAATAAATTGGTTAGGTGTTTGTTATTCCAATGGTACATAAATGCGTGTATGTTCCATATCTCCGCATATATCAGGAATATCAAAATTAGGAATATTGGTAAATTTCTTTGAGCAGGCATCACGTATGCTACTAGGAATTTTTGAGTTGCCATCAATGCTCACTTGGTTAATATCTTGGCGAATATATTTCATAAAAGTACCACAGTCACGTCTGGCGGATGGTGGGAGAGCAAGTTGTTCCTCTATCTTGCGACGTATAACACCCCACGAAGTTGAAAAAATTTCAAACTTGGTAGCTAGCGCCGCATAACCCATTTTTTCTTGGATCATATTCAATATGCTAACAAGAATTGCGAGGGAACCGAAGGCCCAAGAGAGTTGAAAACCGTTTATGTCTACACCACCCGCAATGACGTTAGACAAACCGCCTACCGCTGCCACTATATTTGATGATATTGTTAGAAGTCTAGAACGGCGATTGAACAACGAATACGCCTGAGTATGCATCCATTCAAAGCATTTAGCCTGGTCGCACCAATCGGCTAATAACAATTCAATTGAATGGGACCATTGGAGACCTGTTTGTACCGGTTCAGTATCAATAAATTGGTTCAATGCTGTATCTTGAAGTTGTCCAACAGGTTCATTGGTTGGAATAAGTGCTGTATTTTGGTTGCTCATTTTTATGGTGTTCGGTTTTAGTTCAATTGAATGGCCTCGCGTAGCATTTGGGGAACAGTTGGATTTTGTTCTATAATTAAATTAACATTATTAATGTATTCACTTCGCAAATTAGGTTTGTTTTGTATATCTTCTTCGTTCCACCAATCTAATGTTGCGATAAATACTGTGGGTAAATTACCCATTTCTTCATCAATGTGACTACGACTTTCCCATTGAACCACCCACCGATGTAAATTATCCATTAATCGTTCAAACTCAACCTCAGTATTTTGCGTATTATAAGTTACCGGTAACAGATATACACGTCGTAACAGTTGAATCACACCCTGAAGCATATGGTTGGTACAATTCGAGTTTTGTTCTATCGCAGTATATACACGGCGCAAGGCATAAATAAGATTACGTGGTACGGAATCAGCCATTTTGGTCAATGGATTATTTCGTATATACGGTTTCATTTTTTTAATGTCTGTTGCGTCGGCTACGTTGGCTGCGTCTACTTTTACGAGACTTGCGACGGTACGATTTACGTCTGCGACCACCAATCATGGCCTTACTTTCCATTAATGCCACTAACTCATCAAATTCACCTTGCGATGCTACTCCCTGTTCAGCGAAAAAATCGGCCAACGCATCTATACCTTCATCTTCATGCATGGCACCATAGCTTCCCTGTGAATCGGGTAGAGCAGGAGGAAGTATAGGAGCACCTACGGGTTGAGGTGGTGGAGGTGGTAAAGCGGCCGCTGCCGCAGCCTTAAATGCTGCTTCCAAAGTCGCTTTTGGTATACCAACTGTAGGATTTGGTTTATAAGTAAAATAACGGAAAACAGGTGTCTTACGTAGCGGCTTTGTAACTGGCATCTCTTCAAATCCGTTGGCGATACTAAAAACCGCAAGTTCGGCATTTGCTCTAGGTTTGCGTGTATCTACCGAATAAATTTTAACCTTCGCTGCTCTCTGCGAACGACTATTTAAGTTCATGCTCATTTGGAGGCTCTTCTACTGGTGGAGGAAGATAAATTTCATCTATTTTTATGGGTTGGAATGAAACTCTTGGTTCGTCTTCTAATTTGAATGGAGGTGGAGGTGGAGGTGGAATATCAAATTCGCCCATAGGTGGTGGTATTGTGTAACGGCGTGATACAAATGGATTCACAAGTTGTCTTGTAGATGGTTGTTTGTATGCTGCTGAAATTGTTGATACTTGAGGAGTTGTTATAAACATCTTAGCCTTTTCATATGAAACCTTATTGTTAATTGGTATAAATTTAGCGCGAGTTCTCAAATCAATACTACTATTACTTGGTTGTCTTGCCAAATGAATATTTTCAACAAAACTTGAACTTCTATTTCCTTGCTCGGGGTCACAATACGCATCATTGGCTGGTAGATCCGGTTTGATTGGTATTGGGAGAGACATTTTTGTCATCGTCATATTAACAGCATTTTTCAATTGGTTGATTGTTGTAATCTGTGTTGGATCAAAGGTCACCTGTCTGCGCTTTTTACGATTGAGGTAAATGGCGGTAGCGGCGGCTATTACACTTAATGCAGTAGTACCTATGGCGATTCCTACAGGTAAAGCAACTGATGGTGATGATGGGCCTGATGGTGTAATTGGTGCGAGTGCTGTCAACAAATTATTGTAGGCTGATGAAAGAGCAAATCCATTTTGGAACTGTACTGGATTATTTACACTACCGGTTACGGTATAAGTACCATTCGCCCAAGATACAGTTTGAATTATCACATTTGAATAGCCTGCCTGTGCTGCGTAATTACTAACATATCCACGAATTAACGTTTCTCCATCAGTTTGTTGCGCACTTGGAATATGAAGAATAAACGATGATGAGCCAGAAGTCGCTGTGGGCGTCAATGTTGAAGTGACCGATGCTGAAGCACCTCTGCTAGGAGTATAGGATGAGGTCTGGGTATTTGTTTCAGTTCTAGTGATTGTTGAAGTTTGAGAATCGGTAGGAGAATTGGTAATAGTACCGGTTGGAGAACCAGGTGCTCTGGAAGATGTTGCTGTTGGAGAATCAGTCTTGGTGGGTGTTATGGTGATAGAACCTGTATGAGTATTTGTCGTTGACAATGTTGAGCCGGGTGAGAGTGTCATAGTGTTTGAGGTTGTATGAGTAGCAGTATTGGTATTTGATAATGCTGCAGCACTACGAGTAGCAGTTCCCGTCATAGTACCTGTAGCGGTTCCAGTCGCTGTTGCTGTAGCAGCGGCTCGGCTACGAGTAGCGGTTCCCGTCATAGTACCTGTAGCGGTTCCAGTCGCTGTTGCTGTAGCAGCGGCTCTGCTACGAGTAGCGGTTCCAGTGGCAGTACCTGTGCCTGTGGCAGTTGAGGAAGCCCCAGCACGACTGCGTGTTGCGGTTCCTGTAGCAGTGCCAGTTCCTGTGGCAGTTGAGGAAGCCCCAGCACGACTGCGTGTTGCGGTCCCTGTAGCAGTGCCAGTTCCTGTGGCAGTTGAGGAAGCCCCAGCACGACTGCGTGTTGCGGTGCCTGTAGATGTTCCAGTACCTGTAGCAGTAGAAGAGGCAGCGGC